TTGAGCAACTGCCCCATGAAAGAGGTGCACATTGATTGTGTATTTGCCATGATATTTCCTTATTCAAAAGAAGCTGCTTCAGCGAACAGCGGGGGTGAAGTTTTTAAACGGACATGAACCGAACGATGAACAAGTTCGCCTTCGTGCCAATACTCCGTCCAAGTGGTGTATTCAATGTCATTATCTAACGCACCTTCGCGTTTTTCAAGTATGGCATCGTCCATCATGCCTTTGGTTGTTTCTATAAATGCCATGTGTGCTCCTTAGTTAGAACTGCGAATCAATGCAGCCGTGGCAGTATTAGCTGGCATTGTGATAGTGAAAGTTGTTGTAGATGTTTTGTCAGAACCAAAGTCCAACACAGCTATGGATTTGTTACCCTTGCTTGAATTGTAAATTAGTGCGCATCTTGCAGTGATTGCGCCAGTCCAAGCAATGTTGGGGAAGCCTACATACGCCGTATAACCAGAAGTATTGACCGTAATAGGCGTCAGTTGCGACCCGCCAAGCGAATATGTGCCCGTAGCCGAAATTTCGTTGGTTGTGCTGTACACAGTTGTGTCAGCGTTCAAATCTGCATTGGCTGTATACAGGGCAATCTTAATAACATCAGTCGTCAAGTCGTGAATACCTTGGTATAACTGTGCCTTAAAACTGGTGGTTTGGGTCTGGACAATCGACATATCAAGTCACCTTCTGACGGAACTGCCCAGAACGATAAGCGTCTTGACGCTCCATACCGTCGCCCAAACGTTTTGCAAGCGCTAATGCTTCCATGAACTTGGTGTTGTACAACTGCATCATGTCTTGCTCACCCTTCATGTAGGTGTAAGCCTCAACCAAAGAGCCGTACAACAGCACAGAATCAAAGTTATTACCCAACCAAGTCTGGCCGTCTGAAGCCGCTGTAATGGACTCGGGGTAATAGTAATAGTGCAACTCCACGCTGTAATTAGCGTCTGGCTTTGGGCCAACAATAAACGTTAAATAGTCTGTAATTGTGGCGCCTGAAACTGAAGGGCCAAACAAAGCGTAATACCGGGGCAACCCTATGTCAGTAGCTTTAGGGTACGCTTGACGGATAAAGTTAACATCTTTGTTTAGCAAATACTCATAGTTACCATCAGCATCAATGACAGCCAAAGAGTACGTTGCCAAATAGTCGGTTGGTGCAGACAAGTAAGGCGTTGTTGTAGACACAACACCCGTCATGTTCTTACGAATAGACGGAAACTGAACCGAGTTATAAATACGTTGCTCAGCCTGCTGCACAAAGACAGGAATCTCCGCTACAAACGAAGTGTCCGTATTTTCTGTATAGGCGCTAATTGCGGCTTTTAACTCGGTGTAGTTCATTTATACCTCAACCCATAGGGCCGCGTGACATCACACCTTTGGTAGCCGCGCCTGTACCGCGCATCTTGATACCAGATGTTTTAGTGGGTTCGTTACCAGCGGATTTGCTGATGTTACCAACGCTCACATCGAAATTCTCGAGTTTGCTGCGGTTAGGGCCAGAACCGGGGTTCTCGGCTACACCTACAGGCGCACCACTCATGGTGTGGGGCTTAGCGTAAGCTGAAGCTGGGAGGTTGTTAATCTTGGCCATGGTATTAACCTGTAGTTTGGTTGTTAGCGCGAGACAAGTTGCGTCCCAAGCGCATGCGGTCATCAGTTGTGGGGCCACCCTTTTTCAACTTCAAAGCCGTGCCTTTGCCGCCCTTGTGCTCTTGTTTGTCATGCTGTTTGAAAGCTTTTTTAATCAAAGAAACGTCTTGTTTCTTATCCGCTTTCATGTCTTCTTTCATATCACTTTTGGCCATTTTTAGCTCCTATGTAACTGTTACCGTAACTGTACCAACATATGTCGTTGCCACCAAGTAGTTTGGCGTCAAAACTGCATCAAAATTAGTTGCCCCACCTATAGGGTTCCAACCCCACTGAACATCCCGTGAACCCCCCGTGGGGACTCCACCTGTTGCATCTGCCATATCTTGCAAACCATTCAAACCAGCGGTCACATATGTTGTGTCTTTGCGTGGATTACGTACAGCCTGCGGATCATCAACGGGGTACATACCCAACTGCAACTGCGGCTGATCTGGATCCCAACACGTAGGGCACACCATCAGATTGTAAATCTTTGTCTTGATAACTTCCTTTTTTAAAGAAGTTAATTTGAACTGGAAGCCACAGCGATCGCATATTGCAATACTGTTTTTGCCAGAAGCAAAGCGATTACCCATGTCAGGTTCCGCTTCCTATGAACATTTGACGAGGTACAAGGCGATCAGCAGCCTTCTCACGGTCTTCTGTAGCAGCCAACTCCCAAGCGTCGTCATACTGCTGTTTAAGCACAGGTAAGCGTTCAGCGCCATTAGGTACTTTAAGCGCCAAGTAATACGACAGTCCGGCCACCATACAGGGCAGGAAACGGAAAGGCACATCCATGGTATTCACACCACCGCCAGCATCGTCAATACGGCGCATGCGCCAGTAGACGAATTGATACGTTGTGCTGTTGTCTGGGGTTGGCCATAAAGTGACGCTTGGCAAATTCTGTACGTATACGGCAGTGCCAGAAACATGCGAGGCAGCCGTTGTGTTGTTTTGCCCACGGAAGCAGTTGTAAAGCACGTTGCCGGTAATGTAGCCATACTGAATAGTCTCTGAGCCTATAAGCAAAAAGCCAGTAGCTGGTAGCCCCGTGGCAGATGTCAACGTGATTGTTGTGTCTGTAGCCGTGATTGCGCCATACAACGTTGTGCCAATAGACGAAGTCTGGCCATCCAAACGCTGAAACCACACTTGAATGGGTCTAGCTTGTTGCAACTTGTTGGGAATCGTGGCATAGGTAGAAACACTAATACGCGTGATTGTTAAGTCAGCTTGCGTGGATGCGCTGCCAGCACCCGTACGGATCACATGTTCTAACAAATCTACAGTATCAGCCGGTACTGCATACGTGCTTTGGCCGGGCACAAGGTTAATCGCCCCTTGCTCAAACGTCCACATGTTGATGCCGCGATTAGCCCAATCAGCAAACAAAAGATTTAATGAACGACGGGCTGTACGTAAGTCGTAGCCGGTACGCAACTCTGAACCAGCGCGTTCAAACGCTTCCTCAACAATTTCTGTGAGGTCAAGATTAAACGATGCTGTTCCTGAAATGCTCATTTCATACCTTTGAGAGTCTCAGCCAGACGCGCACGCTGCCCCAGTTTCCCGGGTTTTTTTGCAGCGGCGGCTAACTTCTTTGCAGGAATCGGTTCACCTTTTTTAGCACCGAGCGCGGAGCGCAAAGCTCCGGGCTTCTTGATAGCGCCAGCAATCCAGTTTTTAGTAGCCATTATCTAAACCTCGCTGTTTTCTTTGCAATAGTTTTTGGTTGTGCTACGAATTGTTTGTTGGCTTTTTTGCCAACACGTTTTGCACGCGTTGTTGCAGCGTACTCAGCAGGGCTGAGACTTTTAATCGCAGCTTCTGGAAGGTATCGCTCACCCGTGTCAGAAGATTTTTTACCACTTTTGGTTCCCCATTTTTGGTCGCCCCAATCCTTCAATGATTTCTGAGGCGCTTTCAATCTCGATAACCCCCGCCTGCCGCCTTGTATTTCTTGGCAACAAGCTGAGCTTTACGAGCCGACCACTGACCTGCACCCGTACCTTGCGTAGCTGCGGACTTCACCTGAGACACAATCTTTTTGCGGAGACTAGGCTTGGTGTAGTTGCCAGCGGCGTTGACTTTCCCACCCTCTTTATATTGGGTAAAGTCAGTGTCATCACGGCGAGCCTTACGCTTGCCCGTGGGCATTTTAGAGGGGGCGATGTCCCCCATACCGCGGCTGGCCATCATGGTTTTAGCAGGACATGCCGCCCTTGTTCATTTTAATCTGCGTGCCTTTGGTCTTGCCTTTTGTAGCAATACCATCAGCAGCACTGCGGAATGTACCGCCAGCAGCCATCTTTTTCATGCCGCCTTTTTTCATTTTGGTTTCGCCATCGGCCATTGGGGTTGCGCCCTTTTTCTTAGCCATCATTGCCATAAATCCGGGATTCATTTTGGAAGCCATAATATTACCACCTTCTTTAAAAAAAGCCATTTTTCCGTGATCGGTTTTAGGCTTGTTGATACCTTGCACATCTGGACGAGTTTCCCCGCCCTTACCAAACTTCTTACCTTTGTCAGCATCAGTAAAATCTTTACCTACACTCTGCGGAACTCCAACCTTCTTGGCAAACGCAGGGTTGTGCGCTATAGCTGCCATAAATTTATGCTGTTTTTTAGAACTACTCGGCATCTTTTTTTCTCCGAATAATCTCAGCAAAGGGTTTACCCGTAACCATTTCGGCAATACGCATCAAAGTCCATATTGCGCCAATCAAACCAAATACGGGCGTAAACATTTCCAAAAACGATCCTACGGCTGCAAACACCGAAACAATGTCCAGCGTACTTTTAACTGTATCTGAGTTTGTAGTCATATGTACCGCCCTTTGGTTTTGCCTTTGATGGCACAGCCGTCAGCAGCATCGACATACCCGCCATCAGCACACTTCCACGCCCTCAAAGATTTGTTAATCCGTGAGTTTGGGTCGTTGGCTGTCTTGGCAGAGGTTAGCTTTTTCTTCATGCCAGTCATCCTTGCACAAAAAGAGTCGCGCCGTGAGCCGCCTTCCGGCTGGGGAGGTTTCAAGTTCATGCCTTGCTTTTTCGCGGAGGCCCGCCCCTTGGCGTTCAAGCCACCATTGGGATTCTTGCCTTCTTTGCGTGTCCATGCTGGTGATTTAGCCATTGGCTACTTTCAATTTGGAATGATAGATATTTTCCAACATTGGCATGACAACTTCTTCGCGGAAATTGCGCTCAAACGTTTCTTGCCCAACGTGGGGCAAGCTGATGTCAACGTCAATGTAAACCGTAAATCCCATCTGCGTAGCTCTGTCGCAGAACAAGTAATCTTCACCAACATACTTGCCATTCACAATGGCAAAGTCAAACACTGCTGACATTCGCTCACCGGGGCTTTTTTCATACATCCACTCAGGATGCGCTTCTACCAGCTTCTCAATGACATGGCGCTGGATTAGCATAAACCCTGTAGGCGCGCGCTTTAAACGCATCAAAGAGCCTTGGAACTCTAAGTCTCCGTTGTCATCAAAATATACGTCAGCAAAGAACTTAGCATCTTTGGCTCTGCGTGGGTATGCGCCAGCGGTTATATCCATGCCACCACTTTGCGCCATTAAGCGCATGATGTCATCAGGAGCAACAACCACGTCAGCATCAATAAACAGAAGCTCTGTGCAGTCTGTCTTTAAGAATTCGTGTACCAAGGCATTACGAGCCATAGTAATGATTGAGCAATTGGACAAATCAGACAACGTGACGGACACACCAAGACTCATAGCTTTGGGCATTAACTGCGCCAGCGCAAATGCGGTCTTGATGTTCAGCTTACCGTCATAGGCTGGGATGCCTATGAACAGCTTACGTCCTGTCAGAGTTGCCTGTCTTGTTTCAGCCATACATAACACTCTGGAAGGAAATGTTAGTTACAACAATGTACACACCAGTTTGCGCCAAAATGCCTTCGCCGGAAAAAATTACTTGGAAAGGCTGTACCGCAGTACCGGTGTTATAGCTTGTGAGCCAAGTACCAGTTGAATAAACGCAAGCTGTACCAGAAGCAATAGTTCCAGTGTTG